CTGTGTCTGTGAATACAGTATCCATAGAAGACAAAGGCACAAAGTCATGGTGTGCAGGTCGAGCTTTTCTAGCTATTGTGTTGAAGAGATCAAGAAAGTCCATACTAGGCTACCTCTTGGTTAACAGCATTCACAAGTTGTTGTGCCCAGTCTTGCCATGTTGCAAAAGCGGATGGACCTGGAATACCTTCATTTTCAAACACATCAATCGCCTTTAGGCCTTCAGCCCAGCTTCTCCAGTCAGTCTCTAAAGAATTCATCTGAAGCTGTTGGCCTGCGTATGCTTCACACATAAGACTCGTCCATGAATCCCATGTGTGATGTCGAGGATCGTAAACAACTGCAAGCGCCATTAGTAACCCCTCACATCGCCTATGTCAACTGACAGCAAAACTCTGCCTAGTTGGTAGTTACCACCTTGCTCATTGCTAGTAAACCGAAGACGAATTTCACGCCTCTGTTCACGCATGTCAATTTTGTGCGTATCTGGTTCAAAGAAGTACGGGTCAGAAATCACATCTTCAGCTTGTGCATAAGGCCTACCTGTGACTTGAACAGACATTGTGCCTGACTGTACAAAATCAGGCTCAACTCTCTCAACACGTAACCAGTTGTTGTCACCTATTGGTGATGATTGTGCAGGACCGCCTTGCACCCAACCTAGATCAGATGTTTCAAAGAAGCTGTTAATTGCATTTGATGTAGGACCATTCACTTCATCAGTGCCAATTTCATGCTGCCAAAGAGTAACTTTACCTGGGACAGTACTAAACGTGCCGACAACAGTTGCAGATGCTATTGCTGAATTGCTTAATGTCACATCCCAATAGCCAGCGGTGGCGCTTGGTGCAATTGCAATAATAACAGAATTTGCAGGTATGCCTGCTGCCGTCACTAGCTGACCTAGCGCAATCAAGTTTGTATTAGGGTTCAGCAACGTAGGCAAAGGCACAAGAATTACTGCTGTTGATTGCGTAACAATGTCGGCAGTGAAAAGTGTAACAGTGGTCGAAAGATCCGTGCCTGCATTAATCGGAAAGCTGAACACCTGTGAAAAGTAACCTGCCGATCTATTAGCGCCTAAAGCTTGCCCTGCATCGTACCAGACTTCTTCTCGAACGTTGTAGATCACGCAGTCATTACACTCTACAGAATCGCCTGACGGAAAGAACCACCAGATCTCGCCAAACCGTGGCACTTTTGTAGCCCAAACTTTTTGACGTTGTGCATAGTTCAAGTTGTCAAAGAAGTAGTTCTGGTTGTAGTTGTTTTTAATTTCTTTCACAACACCGTTGTACAACAAGAATCGGTCAACACCAACCCAGTAATACACACCGTCATACTCAATCACGGATGACGATGACAAAATAGACGATTGGCTACTAATAACGTCGTAGCGCCAATACAATGTGCTTGCACCAACGGTTGAAGGTGCATAAGACACACGAATAAGAGAATCCAGCGCCCAGAATAAACCTGATGGCGAGTTAGAACCACCTCGAACAGGCAGCCCTTTGACAATCTTTGTAGATGCTGCATTGGTTTCATTAGAATCGGCACTTACCCAGTCAGTTACATCGCCTGCTGCACAGTTCTTAATCAACCCGTTGTTGCCGTATATAAACACGTATGGGTGTAGCACAACTACGCCGCCTGATACAGCAATGTTATTGTCAAATGTGATTGTTGCAGTGTTTGCGTTTGTTGTATTAGGCGAAATTGAGACAGTTGTTGAAGACACATTTGTCACAACAGTGCCGACTGCAATACCGTCGCCGCTTACTGATTGACCAATGCCGACTCGTGTATCTGCAGCAGGAATAGTGAATGTTCCTGAGCCACTTGACTTAGTGCATCCTGCAATAGAGAACACACCGACCTTAGACAATGTTGTGCCGCTAATGTTGCCTTGCAACACAGGTGTGTTTGCAATTGCATCAACTTGTGCTAAGTTTTGTCCTGGATGTGCCAACAACAACTGATTGCCTGATCCGGTTGCATCGAATAGTGAATCAAACTGCCACAGATTAAGAGCATTAGAAGTAAAGTTAGACAAAGTAAACTGGTTAACACCAGCACCAATGCCTGTATTGTCAATTGATAAAACTTCTAAGGCACCTGAGGTGCCATTGAAAATTTGATTGAAACCGTTTGTTGAATTTACGTAAATGCCGCGTGAATAACCTGTTGCCAAGTTAGTTAGTGATCGATAACCGCCAATCTTGCGAGGTCTACCACGCTGAAATCTAACCCACTCAGCATCAACATAAAAATTCATGTCAAACACAGTGCCGTCTCGCTGAACGCCAGGTAGCGTGTCAATAGAGAAGACTTTGGCTGTCATTAGAATGCGCCCCCGGAAATTCCGCCTGTGAATGTTCCAACACCTGCAATTGACAAACCTGATGCGCTTAATGTAGACACCAAGACACCAAGAATTGACGTATTAAACTGTCCTGCAGTTGCTCGATAAACACCAGTGTTTGTTTCAGCTGCAAAAGCTAAAGATGGTGATGATACGGTACCGTTTTGCAATGAAATCGTACTTGAACCGGCAAGAATCGTATTGGCATTGAACAAATTAACTGAATCACAAACCAGCGTTGCTTGAGTACTTGTTGTAAGCACCGCAGTCGTGCCACCACCGCCTGTAGTAATAGTGACTGTGTAAACACCTGTTGTGGCATTCACAATGTAATACACTTGAACAGTTGCAGGCACAACAATTGTGACGTTGCCTGTAAGTGCGCCTGTGTATTTTTGAATAACGTTAGATGCTTCAGCAGCAGTCAGTGTGTATGTGCCTGAAGTAACTGCTTTTGTAAGTTGCGTGAACGCAAACTGTGTAGACTTGCCTAAGCCAACAGTGTAAAACGTTGTGCCTGTACAAACTATGATTGCTGAATCATCAGGTTGGAATGCAATGGTTGATGAACCGTTGATCGTGTTTCCGCCTGACCCTGAAACTGTTAGTGTGCCTGTTCCTGCATTTCGCAAAAACATAAACCAGTTGTTACCAAGCGTCGATGCTGCAGTTAAAGTAAGCGTTCCTGCGCCACCTGTCCATGCATACATTTGTGCACGATCAGAATCAATTGCCGTATAGTTTGAACTAAATGTACTGACTGGATGGCTTTGGTTTAGCGTTGTGGTGATTGCCAACAACCCATAGCCTGCCAATGTTGCAGCATCTGCTGAAGATGAGCCTACTCCAAATGAAATGATACCCCATGTACCTTGTTCATTAGGGTTTGCCGTGATGTAGATGTATTTTGCTTCACCTGCAGCAATCGTAATGATTGTGTTTGTGCCTGCATAGTCTTTAACCGTGAATGAGTTGGCGCCTACATTTCGAATAAGTACGTCATTGCCCACTGAAGTCTGGTTAGCAGGTGGCATCCACATAGACAAACCTGCTGATGTAGCAGTGACTTGCATGATTCGAGCCACATAGTCATCTGTTGAAGTTCCGTTGATAGGCCATTCAAGTTGAATATTAGCCGCAAGCGTGACAGCTCTGAATGAAACATCAGTTGGCTGAATGACATCGCCAGTAAAAGGAGAAACGTAACTCATGAATCCACCGCTATGGCTTGACGATCAGCAATGCGAAGCTTGTCTTCAGTGGCAAGCGTTGCAATAATAAGATCGTACTGTTGTTGAAAAAATGCAAGTCGCTGATCGTTCTTTAAGAACGGCATTGCTTGCAACAATGACCCATACAACAATGCTTGTGGCGCGTAAATTGTGAACCAATTTGTTTGATTGCTAGAGTCAAGTGGCTGTGGTCGGTCATAGTACAAAACTTCAAACGCATATGCAGCATCTGGTGTAGGACCAACAAGCCAGTTTGTGTAGTTGTAATCGCAAAAATACAAAGGCGTTCCTGTCAGTGCAGGGTCAGGCCAGTAGTTTCGAATGTATTCATATTTTCTAAGCAACACCGGGTTTCGTTGGCCGTTGACAGTGATGTTGAAAGACACTGTCTTGTGCCACCTTGCAGGTTTTTGAATTACATTCGTACCTGCAATCATGTTGCTAGTGTTGACAGTAAGGTTCCCTAAAAACTTAATCTGGCTGGCAATTACTTGCTCAGCCAGCATGATAAACAAAGGTATCTTTTCTATCGTTGCAACGTCAGTCCGCTCAAGATATGACTGGATGTTCTCGACTAGACTATCGTAAGTCATTACGGCTGCTGTTGTCATCGCCAATGGCCCCTTAAAGTCTAGTCATGCCCTCATTATAAGGCTAAGCGAATGATCTTGTACCGGTTTTGTCAATAATCAAAGCCATTTCGCGAGGTTCAGCATCTTCCGTGTTAGGGATAGAAACATGAGTCCATCGATCAAATTCACGAATTACTTGGTCGTATGGCAAATTGGCTTCGATAATGGCTCTGACCACTTGATCAGGCGTTAGTCCCGGGACTCTGATGTCTGCGGCACAGCCTTTTCGGTGCTGGCTGCTTTCTTTCGACCCAACAGCTGTATTGACTGCTTGACTACGAAAAGCAGAGTTGACCATGATCGGCCGACCGCCAAGGACAGTCTTGACTGTTTCAAGGAATTCAGCCAGTCTTTTAAGGTTTGCAAGTTCAGTTTCATTAGGTTCGTTCTCCAAGGTACGGTGGTCTGTATGTGTAAGTTCTTCAAGCGTGAAGTTAGGGCTAAGATTCATTTTGATCCTTTCAAGGTTTGATAGACGTTGTTGTAGGCGTCGATGCAGGCATTGAGCTGCCTTGTGTTGGCATCTCCTTGGTCTGTGATGGCGATAAGAGATTTAGCAGCCTCTCTGTCAAGTTCGGCTGTTGCTTGAACGCTATCTCCGGCGGGAGCGGGGGTATCTGCGGTGGTTGATACGGGGCAGATGGGGGTTTCGACAGGAATGCGCAACTTGAGAGCGCCACTGTCAATGTCAGCATTACGCTTTTTGGAAAGAGCTTGTGCATGTGATTGTGCTTTCTTTAGTTTCATGGTTGCATCAAAGGCGTCTTGAATGAGTCTTTGTTCAGTTTCAC